CCTTCTTCCAATACTCTGGCCATAACACCCTGTCACTCGGCAATATTGCTGGAAACTCAACCACATCCCACTGGTCGCTCATCACATCACTAGCCTGTGCCTTAATCAACTTACCCGTCAAATCTTTCAAACTCCAACGAGTCATAACCACCACTATCGAACCACCAGGCTGTAACCTTTGCCTCGGGCCAGAAGTGTACCACTCATACGCACTCTCTAATGCAGTCTCAGATAACGCATCCTGTTCCGAATGCGGGTCATCAATAATAAGCAAGTCAGCACCACGACCCGTAATCGCACCTCCAACACCAGCCGCATAATATTCACCACCTTCCGACGTTTCCCACCGTCCAGCAGCTTTGGAATCAGCTTTAAGATTAACATCTGGAAATACCTCCTTATATTGCTCCGTCTCCATTAAATTTCTAACTTTACGACCAAACCGTACCGCTAACTCAGCAGTGTGCGTCGTCTGAATAATTTTTAAACTAGGATTCTTACCTATCAACCACGCAGGTAATAAATAACTTGCAAACTCACTTTTAGTATGTCGAGGAGGCATATTGACAATGATCCGTGAGCCACGATTAGTTGATAACTTCTCAAATTGTTTGGCTACTTTACGATGATGTTTACCCTCAATAAAGCCCTCATAAACATGGTTCACAAAAACCATAAAATCATCTTGTGCCTTATCTCGAATAGTCAGTCTACGCTTGGCTTCCTCTAGTGCCAGTATCTCACGAACTACATCATCACTTACCGCGTTTAGACTCATACCCTAATATCAACCCTCTGAATAAGTTTGGGTTTGGGTTTATTCTGCTCACGTTGCTCCTCTACTCGAGCTTGCTCCACTTGCCTTTTATCCTTAACAGGCACCAACGGAACACGGTCTTTTATACTCGTTACTTCCATCACGGTTCTCCGTCCAATGATAATTATCTTGAATTATATTTATAAAACCTACAACTTGCTACTACTTTACTACTAATAAGGGGGGCAAAAATTTTTTTGGTCGATTTTTAACCACCGACCAAAAAGTCCGATCGGTCTTAAGTACCTAGACCGACCGATGGACTAGAATCAACTAGCCCATCATCCCGATCAGCATTACACTTTTTCAATTTTACAAAGTGAATGCTCGGTTTCTTCCATGTGCTTGTAATTTTCTTCAGTAATATAATATTGTGAATGTTGGACGGTAACATCGATCCTACGTTGGACTTCCTCAGAAACAAAGTCTTGCGCTTCATCAAAACTATCAAATGTTTTAACTAATGGTTTAGGATCTCCATAGTCAATTGCGTAGGTTACTTTAAATCTAGACATTTTTTGATCTCCTATTTTGTCGTTGCGAGAATGCTATATCACGTTTCATGATCCTAAGTCTGTGCTCGCGCTCTCGCATATAGTTTTTAATATCTGTAATAATTAAACCTATCGCCCATATTAAAAGAAATAAAAATATAATTATTAGTGTTAGTTGTGCGTAATACATTTTTCGATCCTCCTTGTGGGCATGGGAAACCATGCCCATGTTGTTGTTGTTTGTTACTTAGACGTGATTGATAGACTACGATAGTTAGTCTCAGTCTTTAGACTGTCAACGTCAATTCCTAACTCTTTGCATAACTTCTCAATTTTGTTGCTATCAAACTTTTTTAATGTTTTATGTTTGATAGTTGCAACGGCTTCGGATCCTTCAATAAAATCATTGTGCTCAGACTTAATATCTTTTTTAATTTTATCAAAGAGCTCATTCAAAGGTTTGAGAGTGTCTTGAAGTCTTAACGCTTCGTCTACTTTTTCCTCTGTTGTTAGAACATGTAACATACCGTCTAAATATGCGAATTGCTCAGTGGGGACTTTACATGCAAAAACTTTTCCATTTATTGCTGTCAAACCGTTTACAGTTTTTTTGGTTGATGTTTTACTCATTAGACTTTCTCCTTTCTTATGTCTTGTTAATCTAATATGATTAGATTACATGAATATGAAACATAATGCAACAATTAATATTAATTTATTTATTTTTAATATATATTTGCAATTCGATGGTTAATAGTTTAGGATCATATATTCAATGACAGAAAGGAGATTTTAAACCATGTCAATAACAACAGAACAATTACATCAAGAATTACAACATTACTACGGGACTGAAGGATATCATCGTATCCACCCGATCTGTAATCCTACAAACTCCGCTTTTACGGATGGAGTCAAAGCGTTTGCAACTAAAGCGCAAGCGTATTGGTTTTTGGACATCGTATTTAGTGAATTAATAACTCATAAAAAAACAAAAGATGAAACTTTTTTAGACATACTTTTAAGTGTAGGAAAAAAAGGATTATCTGGTTTAGAAAATGAAGCGTGGATCGTAGTAACCGACGGAAACGAAAACGAACTATATAAAAGAGTAATTGAATACACCGATTGTCCAGACGGTGATTGGGATTTCTTTTTTACAGGTAGCGTGTTGATGTTACCTAGTGAATACTAGGTATTTTTGCCGGATAGGAAACTATCCGGCATTTTTTTTAATAAAAATTTAATGATAAAAAGGAGAAACTGTGTTAATGAGAAAAGCCACTTTTGCAATACATGAGGACAGATCTTTTTTAGGTTATTCGGGAAATACATATTGGAATGGATGGGATGAGCCTTGTTTTGATGAAAAAACTGCTCAAGAAATTTTAGATTATTATCTTAATCAAGAATGTAAAGAATCTGCAAAAGGTTGGAGAGAAACTTTTCAAGAATTTTTAGACTCTAAAGATAAAATTATTTTTTCTAAACTCAATCCAATACATCTTGAGAATGGCAAAATTGTATATGATTTAAGTTTTGGCTTTTGTTGGTCTGAAGTAAAAGATTAAATTATCCGGCATTTTTTTCGGTCCCGCCAGGAAGGCCATAATTAGTGCTACTGGTCGGTTCGAACCGAAGCTGCACCTGAAACCAGGTATTCCAACCAGTGCTAGATACTTTATTTATTATCTACCCTTTCTAATATAAATATCCCGAAACCCGACCCGAATCCCGAATCTCAAAACCCGACCCGAATCCCGATTCCTGGCAGATGAGCAAAAAAAAGCCCCCGATTAAGGGGGCTTCCCGATTTATGAATGGGATATAATTAATCAAGCTCTAATCCCTCAATTGCTAATTTTATACAAAGTTTATTGTATATTGCTCCGTCTGGGGTTTTTTCTGGTAATTCTTTATGTAAAATACTTACGGCTTTTTTTATGCCGTGTTTTTTTACAAGATTAACAACCTTAAAATATATATTTTCTGTGCTACCAATCCATAAGCTAACATTCCAAGCATTCCATGATCTGTGACCTAAATATTCTTTCATTTAATTTTCCCCCTTAAATGTTTTTCCTGTGTTGTGATTATAATAAGTAAAATAATAATTTCCTATTAAATTAAAAACTTCTTTTTCAGTCTTTACTTCTACAGTGTCAATATGTTTATAATTTTCAAAAATAACTATATGCCATTTATCCTTTTCATAATCTTGTGTTATCTCCAAATTAAAATGTCTATTCGGTTGACTATAACCATCAACTACCTGAATATTAAAAGCCATATTTTCCATGAGTAATCTCCTTTTTGTTGTACTACCATTATATCCCATGGATATGGATATTTGCAACGATTAGTTTATGCTTTTTTATGGCCATGCGGCTCCAGGTTACGGCCTATGCCTGGACAATTTTTTTTACAACCAGTTCTAAACATATCTAATTATAAACCCCGAAACCCCGAAGCTTTGAATCCCCGACCGGAACTAGCTCCCGAATCCCGAATAAAAAAACCCGAATCAAGAAAGGAGACTCTTAATTCGGGTGAAAACTCCTAAGAGTTTTTCGTGGTTGTATCTATTAACAACAACACAACAACCACGTTATTTTTTATTTTTACCCTCCTTTTTTCTTTTTTCGTTATCTTTAATAAATCTTTTTTTAAGCTCCTTTCTCATATATTCATTTGTCTTATTATCCGAACCTATTACTTCTACATGTTTATCAAACCATTCATTAGCCTTCATTAGTCATCTCCAAAGTTGTTGTAAATTTGTTGTAAAAATATATTAAATCATGCTAGAATTAACATGTCAACAACGAAAGGAGATAATTATGAAACATGACATAATAGGTAAAAACGGATCTTATGCAGATTTACACAGTGGAGTTCAAAAGAATTATGATGGATCTTTCACAATGTTTGCAATGATACAAGATAATATTTTATTCCATCATCAATATATGGGGCATACTTTTGAGTATGCAAAAAAACATTTTAAAGAGTTAGTTCAACAGGAAACAGATAAATATATTTTGGGGGTGGAATAATGGAACGTGATATAATTTATAGTTGGAGTGCCTTTTATAATGGGTTAGCTTCTATTCATTTTAATAATAATCGTCAAGTAAACTCTTATAACGATAAAGTTCACCAACTTTGGGTAGAGCATTTAGAAGATTATGATAAGAGAAGTTTTAGGGAATACTTTATTGAAGAACACGGATTCGATATTGGCGAAAGTATATCAATTAAAGCATTAACAAAATTATGCGAATTAATTTAAAAAGGAGATTATAAAATGGTTGACCACATGAACCACACTTTAATTCAAAATTTAAAAGAATGGTGCAATGCCGAAAATGTAAAATATCAAAGTGCCGATGATATTCTACATTCAGAAGAATTAACGGAAAGTCAAAAACAATGGATAATGGATTACATAAAAATCTGGGAATTAATAAACGATTAATACCTAAGATATAAGAAAGGAGAAAATAATGAATAAAACGCAAGAAACAATTGAATATATTCAGATTCTTTTAAAAGCACGTAAAGACATCATAGAAGATAATGACCCAGTTGAATCAAAAAATATTGACAGAGCATTTATGTTTCTTGAAATAATAGAGCTTAATGGTGGAGAGTGGCTAGAGGAGGATGATAAAATGTCAAAATTATATATTGGAAAACAGAAATAATTTATTTAATAATAATCTTTATACTGATACCATTGGGGGGTTCTTTCTTAGAACTCTCCAACAGTGGCTCTGGTTTAACCCCCCAAAGGTCCAGAGCCATTTTTTAAATATTCAATCAGTCCAGGATACTCCGAACCCGACCAGTTGCAAGGAACCACCATCCCTAATCCCGAACCCGAATCCTGGTCAGTGCTGCTTGACCCCGAGCCCCGAATTCTTGGCCCCGAACCCCGAATACTTGACCCCGAATCCCGAACCCCGACCCGAAGGCCATGCTCCGCTAACCCCCGACCCTGAACCCCGTCAAACAAATATAGGTTCGAGGATGAGAGGGCCTTAACTAAGAAGAAAGAGACTCCATTTGCTTTAGAATGTGCAAAATGCCAAGCAATTTGATGAGAAGACACCGAAACCTTGTAATTTTTTGTAACTTTTAGCTCAATCCATAATGATTTACCATCAATGCACATATATACGTCAGGAATACCACCACCGAACCTGTTTTCTATGCGTGAAACATGCCAAGAATTAGGTAGATGTTTCTTCAAGTTTTTCCAAAACAGGCTCTCTGGTTGCTGACTCATTTACGACCTCATAATCGCCCTCGAAGGCGTTTGGATGATTATTTCTAAGTTCCGATAATCTTTTTTCTATTTCCTCACGACTCATGTTTTCTATTGCATGATAGTGATTGGTTTCTCTTCTATCTATTGTTAAACCGCCCAGTGATGATCGAATTTTCTCAGCATTGACCGCTGCTGAAAATTGGTTTTCTTCTTCTGCCTTGATGGAGAGCTCTCGAAACCTTTTTAACTGACCCATGAGAGTTACGCCATATTTCTTTTCACGTTCCTCTCTCAAGTCTTTTATGTATTCTGCCAAGTGCGGAAACTCTTTTTCATTTAACAAAGCGTAAGCTCTGTTTCTAGCCTTACCATCTTTATCAGAGTAACCTGCTAATCTAGCGCATTCTGCATTTGAATAAGTTCCTTCAACATAATGCCTGGCAAACTCTTTTTGACGATTAGTTAATTTTCTACCATAAGACTCTTCTAGCTTCTCAGATACTCTTTCCGCTCTAGTCTTAAAGTAATCCTCTTTTGTTTTTTTCTGCATGTTTCTGTCCTATATATGTATGTTCAGATTAAAAATAAAAATAATTTTTGAAGGGGATCGCACGCGCCAGACACAATTTCTGGGACAAATGTCCATGATTCGGGACGAAGTGAGACAAGCACTGGGACGAAAAACCACTAATTTTATATAATATTTTCATATACTTACTATACTTATTCACAATTACGTCCCTGTTTTCCACTTTTGCACGTCCATTTTTTAAAAACAAAACTCTTTTTTGATCTCAAACCCCTTATAGGGGACACTCAAAAAAACATTATAATATTAAATCCCATGGTTTACGACCGTATCTTTTTGTGTTATTCTACCAAAAATCGTTACTAAATAGAAAGGAGAAGTTTATTGGAAGAGCAGTACACACGAACCACGTTAAGCGAGCGACAAAACGCTAATCTTAAAAATCTGTTATGGGAGTTGTTGGCGATAGATAATTTACCGCCAGGAATCAATGACCGTGTAACGGAAGCCATTAAAATCTTAGAAAAGAATACCAAACAAGTTTCATTAAAAGTTGGAGGTTCGGCATGAGCGATATTGTAGAAAAGATTATGAATTATGATTTGAAAGACCCAATGTTACAATTAGAAGATGATTTGGAGATGTCAATTTTTAAAAGGGGTATGCTCGAAGGTGCAAAGTTAGCAATAGAGTTTGAGCGTGAAGACTCATTTAAAAATCTTCTTTACTTACATGATTTTGTTAAAAAGTATGACCATGCGTGTTCTGAGGAGGTGGCTGATGAATAGCGTAGAAATAAAATTTGGTGGTAGTTTTACTAATTGTTTTGGTAACGACATCATAGATCCAGACGGGGAAAAAAATTTCTATGATATTTTACAAAGGAATCTTTTCTTCCAAAATTTTGATTTAAAGAAAGTAGATTATGGTAGACACGGTGAAGGTAGCTATATTTGTATTAACAAAGAGCTAAAAACTTATTCTGATAATTCTGACAAAAAATTTCAAAAGGTAGCAGACATTATTGATGATTCGATTGATGAATATGTTGATGATTTTTATAACAGGCAAGCAGGGTATGAAGTTTGAAGTTAAATTAATTTTAGATACTGATGACGATGAGGATTATGAAATTCTCATCCGATTCATAGAAATTTTAGAATCCATAGAAAAAGAGAAAGGAGAATAATATGTTACAGGAACAAATAGAAGTAGAAGAAATTAGGTCATCAGTTGAAACGTTGTCCAAAGATTTGCGTAACGCCGCCAAGACTATGACGGACGATGAAGCTAGATTCCTGGTAGATTCATACTATCAGATGCAAGCTAATAGGATTAAAGCGAACAATCAAGTTCGTCAGATGTCAGACGAGCCACACGATATTTTGTATTGGTTATCAACACAATCAACATTATTAGAGAAAAACGTGAAAGCCGCACTAAATGTTTATTCTAATGCACACCCGATTGGTCAGAGAATCAGGACGGTAGTAGGTATCGGTGAGGTAATTGCATCTGGGTTGATTGCACATATCGACATTACGAAAGCACCAACAGCGGGGGCAATCTGGAAATTTGCGGGTTTAGACCCGACTATTGAATGGAAGAAGAAAACTAAACGACCATTTAATGCACAGTTAAAAGTGTTGTGTTGGAAATTAGGTGAGAGCTTTGTCAAGGTTTCAGGAAACGAGAAGGCTTTTTATGGGAAGATATATCGCGAGCGTAAGGAACTCGAAGTGAAGCGTAACGATAACGGTGACTTTGCCAAGCAAGCTGAAGAGGTATTGGAGAAAAAGAATATTGGCAAGACTACGGTAGCATACAAACATTATAGTAATGGTAAGTTACCACCCGCTCATATTCAGGCACGGTCAACGAGGTACACGGTCAAGTTATTTCTTTCGCATTTACATGAGGTATGGTATGAACATGAGTATAACAAAGCACCACCAAAACCTTTTGTATTGGAACATGGAGGACATGCTCATAAGATCGAACCACCTTTTTAGCCATTAGGTGCGATAGAAACATTGAAAAAGAGCGAGCCACGGCAGACGATAGAAACATGTTCGATGAGCAAGCCATATGAATCGATTGAAACATTTTTCATGAGCGAGCCAAAAAAAATGATAGAAACAACGCATAAGAGCGAGCCATACAAATTGATAGAAACATTATGAAAGAGCGAGCTAAACAAATTGATAGAAACAAGATGAATGAGCGAGTCAGGTGAGCGGATAGAAACAAAGTGAATGAGCGAGCCACAAAACAAGATAGAAACATTCAGCAAGAGCGAGCCACAAGATAAGATAGAAACAATGTGAGTGAGCGAGCCA